CGGTCAAGACGTATGAGTCTTTGTGGTAGGACACTTTGAATTATCTCAGATCGGGCAAGCCGTCCCCACATCCCCCTCGGATAAAGCGTTAGTTGGGGAAACCAAAACACCCCTATGAATAAGCCTCATAGTCTGTCGCTCGCGGGGCTGGCGGCGCTGAGCGAACCACGTGCCTCCATCGATCCATATGGAGACCTCTCCGTCGGGGCACCGCAGGGAGAATGCGTATTTGGCTTTCCCGGTCTTTTTCATTACGAAGTCGTCATAGTTGTCTGCGAATTTGTTGGAGATGGAATAGTCGGCATAGTCCTCGGCATAGTTGGTAATGAATGAACCGAAGCGAGTGTGTGCAACTTCGGACTGAAATTGCTCACTGTTGACAAAATCGGTGACGATGAATCCTTCAGCGTGACGGCTAATTCCTTCCTTGGGTTCAATGTGGAATCGAATGAAATAGGGGTTCATAATGCTGACAGCATTGGATAGCATAAGACAACGTACGCGGTCCTGATAGCGGTCCACTGTTGAGTAAAAGTCCATGAAGACTTTCGCCTCATCGGGAAGATACCTCAGGGAACCTTTATCAATGATGAACTCATCAAAGATAATGGTGTACACATTCGGGTAAGCAATAGACTTATTTGCCTGCGCTGTAGATAGTGGAATGAAGTACCCGATGGTCTCCCATTTCTTTCCCACTTTTCTCTGCGCAAACTGTCCTTCTACACGAAACTCTTCGTCGGGAAATTCGTGCTGAATGTCTGCGAAGAAACTGTTACGTCCCTTGAGTTCAGTCTTGTACCTACGAAGGTAAATGAATTGCTGCCCCTTATTGATTGCGTTCTTGATAACAATCTTTTTAGCCCCATAGGTCTTTCCAAGTCCACGAGCGCCCATAATCATATTAAACACTCCGGCATACGAAAGTACGTTGGAGAAAGAATAATAGGAAAACTTTTTCTTCATCAGTGTCGCCTTACAGTCCACCAGCGCGTGGCGCTTAGGTTGTCTATGGATTTCTTAACGGGACCATAATACGGGTTACCGCCATGACCTACAGTGGTGTTCTGGTCCACAACCATTTCTACGTGATCGGTTTCGGGGTACACACTACCTGTAGAGCGCCATGCCATGACTATCATGTCACCTGGCCTCAGGAGAGCCTTTTGGGCGGCCGTCATAGCCCCAGAACCGCGTTCAATGACTGCCTGCCCACGGAAGTACTGGTCGCCTGTCCACGTGCCTACGAATACGCCGGACGTGGCCTTGTAGGCGGCGTACATGAGTCCGCTACAGTCGGTAATTCCTGAGTTGTCAGGGTCCTGACGGCCGGGGCACTGACAGTAGGCGAACTTGCCCAGGCGGGCCAGGACCCACGCGAGTGCTTTGGCTCCGTTGGAGCCGTCGGACGGGACCGCTCCCCCACCTCCTGGGGTAAGAGCTCCTGCCTGCCCACCAGCGATGTTCTGAACGATCTCACCGATATTGACTTCCCACAGATTGTGTCCCTTGGAGTATAGGCGGTGAATTCCGAATTTTGATCGCATCGTGAGGATGTTTGAGTCGTCTGCGGTAATGATGACCTTTCCACCGTCAACGGTTACTTGCTGACCGTTTTGACCAACACTCCCACCATTTCCAGGAGTGCTAACGCCGCCTACGCCAACGTCAACGCCGCTGGTGTCTTTGTTTGCAATAATGTTCTTGGCGCCATTGTAGCGGTTATAGTACTGTCCCAGAACACCGTTAGCCATAATGGCGTTATACATCTGATTAAGTCCGCCACCAGAATAGTTATTTGCTGCCTGCAATGCATAACGAGGCCCCTGATGGTATGCGACACACCAAAGAATAAACGCGTCGGTGTCCGTCTCAGGGTTAATCCCATATTGCTCGGCAACACTGAAATAAGACTCAAGGTCCTTAACAATCTGGTCGCCCTGAATATCCTTCGACGCGAGCAACAAATCACGGAGACTATCCCCAGCCTGACGAGAAAGGTAGTAGGTGTTCCACGACGTGGAGTTCTCGGAGACGGTCTCTAGACGGCTGCGCAACCCAGAATCCGCGCGAGCGTACTCGGATGGGTGGGCGGCACGCATTCGGTTCAGAATCGCCGCAGCACGCGTCCCATACCACTGCGCCATCCCCACAGTAATTGGGTCGTTGTAGTTGATTGCCGCATAGTTCAGCGACGACTCAACCTGACCAATTGCCTTGACAGCAACTTTCTTTGCGGTAGCGTCCCAAGCCACAATTTCCTCCTAAACGACGGTGCTCCCCTGATTGTATCAGGGGAGCACCGCTACTTCAGAATATGGGGTATGTTGCGTTGACGGCGAATGTCTTTTCGCTACTTAGCCTTGCGGCCGGAACTATCGCACCGGTATTGTCAACGATTAGCGGGAATGCTGTGGCATTATCCCACGCGGTGATGTACATGCTTCGATATGGCCTTGCCCACGCAGGAACGTTAAACATTGTCAGGAATGCTTCAAGTTGGATGACTGAAAAGATTCCGTGAATACTTACAGTGTCGTGCTTTCGAGCGATGAACATCTGTAGGTTGTTGTCATTCTTGACCCGGTCAAAACTTGCACCATTCTTGAGGTTGTGCCAACCGAAATCAATCCAACCACTTCCACCTTCAAGCCAGTTATCAAACTGTCGTTGCGCAAACTCATAACCAGCAGTTCCAAAGTGAACGCCAGCATCGTCCGGGAAGTAGCGCGAGTTCTTGCCGTTGTGGAACCACGACCTTGAGCCTTCGCAAACCAGCGCACCGTAGGGCTCAAGAACCTCCTTAAGCACGTTGGTTGCGTTGGCACAATTCATTGCCATATTCCAGTCATTGTTGAGCGGATGCTCATTGTACAGGACAGGAATAACATAGATCTTTGCGTTAGGGAAAGCCCTAACAGCCTTCTTGATAAACGTAGTGGCAGACTCACGAATGTCTTTCTGCCCACGAATATCGTTAAGCATGTCAATGATATAGATCTGCCCCGTAAGACGTGCGCGGCCACCAACAGAATCGGAGATAGCACGGTCAATCTGAGTGTTGAAGTTATTGTCGGGAGTACTAGTAAAACCGCCACCAGAGTAACCGTAGTTGTGCGGAATCTCGCCCTTAGCGGTAACCCAACGCTCCCAAGTTCCATTAGGCCAACCACGACTCTCGGCGTTAGATGAACCAATGATTAGTGAGTGTGGGTACATTACCCGATGAAGAGGATTGTACCGCTTGTCACTCTCAGTCTTATTGTAGAAATTATTGTCCACAGTTTGCTTAAGAGTTGCAAGCCGACTAGTGACGTCACCACTAAGGGCGGTAGCACTAGACTTGATCTCAGTTATCTGTGAATCAATTTTGTCCTGCCACTTCTTTGACGGAACCTTTAATTTTCCTCCAGCAATTGTGGGAGCCGCAACAGTGTCTCCCCCGTCGTCGCCAGTAAACAATGCGGTGACAACTCTGCTCTCGAAGGACTTTAGCCGCGTTTCCAGTTCTGCGCGCTTAGCGTTGACGGAAGAGTCCCAGTTGTTGTGCAACTTCTCCATCTCAGTGATAAAGTTTGAGACAACCTCATTGATTCGCTTAACAACCTTATCCTGCTCTTCACCGAAACCGTTAGTGAATTCGATAACATCAATCACGCTTCGACGAATTCGCTCAAGCACGTCAACATACGTGAGACCATCAGAATAAGTGAAAGGGGTAACGTTGTTTAGCGAGCGCGAATTAACTCGCCAAAGAGCGCGGTCAATATTACCGAGAATGTCGTCACCAGTAGCCATAGTATCCTCCAATACCATATCCGTAGATTCCACTCCCGATAAGTCCTCCAGGAGTTTTAGGGTTGTCGCTATCCCAGATACCCATAAATAGGTCACTAATATCTGCGATAACTAGATCGTCAACATTAATTAGAGTGCTGCGATAATCAGCGATAGCCCGCGCCTTACTTCCAGAATACCCCCACGACTCGGAGTTCTGGTTATTCTGGTAGTTAGACGTTGAGGATGACGTACTGTCCGACTCATTCCGAGACGTAGAACCACCACTAGTGCTGGCATCACTAATCGACGTGGCATAGTCACCATCGCCCGCAAGTCGTGTCTGAGGAGTATCAGAACCAACTGTACGCCCCTTGGACTCGTTGGTCCCGCTGCCACTACCAGTTTGGTGGTTGATTCCAGAGTTCTGAGATTTCCCGTCCTGGCCGGTGCGCGAGTAGTGCCGATTGCCTTCAAGCGGGTCCGTGTTCTGAAGTTCCGCTAAATACATTCGGTTGTATCTAGGCATAATCAAGTCCATTCGCAACTTCATTCGCCACACGAAAATGTCAATTGTTTCGTGCCCGATTTCCTGTAGCCAGTACTCCCGTTTAATCCGATCATTAAGCGTGGCCCTGTATGCTTCGTCGAAAATCGGATAATTGTCAAGACCAATATGGTCATCAGTTATTCTAACAACGTCACGAAGCATCATTGTTGTTACCGGCATCTTCACCTCCATAGGTTGTTGTGTTCATCTCGGTAAGATAGTCAGACAGGTTCGGGGCTGCATTGTCGTCAACGGCCCAGGAGCAAGAGATATTAAGACCAAACATCGCATTAATCTGCTCGCAAGCAAGTAGTCGAGGCTTCATGAACGACTCACGCGACGCCAGAACCTGGCCAGAGTTCGCGGCCGCTTCCTCAACAACCATTCGCTCGCGCTTCTCAGAATTGACGTTCATGATTCCGAGCATTGTGAGCGCTTCTCCCCATATCTTGGACTTAGATTCCATGTGCTTAATGGAGGAGACAGCGCCCGCACCAGCGTTCTGGTTAAGCGGGAACACACCGATCATGTTGGCGAGATTGTCCATAGACATGTTCTCGGTGCCCCACACAACGGGCTCACCATCGTAAATCCTAGAAATAAGGTTCTGAACAGTAATGCGTTGGTCCTGGGAGCAGGCAACGATCATGGGGTTACGTTCGTTAAGCAGATCAATTTCGATTGTTCTGTCAATCTGAGCAAGTCGCGCAGCATATGACAGTACAACGTCAATCTCTGGTTCGCGAACCTGATTTCCCCAGATACACACACTCTCTGAGGCTTTAACCTCGCGCGAGTAAATCCCGTTTCGAGACACGCGATAACCCGTGGGATTATCCTGAATGTCTAGTGGTCCTGAAATGGTTGCGGGCATTGCCATAAACATTTCAAACATTGTATCGAAATAGAAAACAGAGTATGCGTTGTTGAAGATAGTTGCTTCAATGAATCGCGGATCAATTCCGTTGGGCAGTCCCTCCCAAGTAAACCGGGAGAGACATTTTCCCATCAGTTGACGTCTGTACATATGCTCCAACTGAATTTGCCTAGCCTCGCTCGAGGATGGCGGCTTAAGCATAATCTTATTATAAATTCCGTTCTTAACGTAATCGGATTTAGCCATTTAGTCTCACCTTAACCCGCGTATCAATAAAGTTACGCTTAATGTTCGTCCTACCAATCCTATCAGGAGACCGCCACACGGTCACACCCTTCTCGAAGATGCCCCGGATAGTTCCCTTGAAACTCTCAGGAATATCGCCCCTCTCAAGATAACACTCAACTAGTTTCCAGTAAGTGAATTCAGTCATGAGAGAAAGGGTGTCAGGAATCTTAACCCAAGTATTCATCGTGTACCCATAACGCAACCAGAACTGGCCAATTGCATGCATGGCGTTCTCTGAAATGAACCGCATTCTACAATCAATAACAAACCCGTGGGCAACCATTGGGGAAACATATCCCGAAGTCTGTCCCACAACAGCGGGAGGAATAACCTGCATATCCTGACGTTGGGCGTTGATTGAAGAAATTGCCGTCTCATAGTCGCCATTAGCGGTGAACTGTGAGAGTTCATAGTTAGTGTCGCGCACGGTCCGCTGCTGAGTCTGACTAATCTGAGACGCGCCACTAGCCAACTGATTCTGAATATTCGCAGTGGATTGTGCCTGAGAATTAGAAATCATAGCATTAACCCCGGCAGTAGCCGACTGAGCAATACCAGCACCAACAGCCTGCCCGTTAAGACTAAGAGCGCCGCCGAGCGCCATAATTCCACCTTGCGCCGCTTGCACAGTTGCCCTCATATTGTTATAACGCGACTGTGAATCCGCCATAGCAGAATTACCCCACATGGTGTTTTCCGCACCGGCCGCTGTTGCAGCAATACCCGCGTTAGCAATATCCCGACTAGCAGTAGCAGCACGCTGCGCGCGCTGTTGCTGCCATTTTGCGTTGTTGATTTGTGCTGCTGCCGTGTGCGCGCTGGACGCTAGAGCATTTAGCGCTGAGTTGTTAACCGCCGAGAAAGTAGGTAGCGACGTGTATCCAGTACACATATCCCACGTTTCACCAATTTCCTCACTGACCTTTCCGTCTCGAATATCCAACACATTGCCGCCAGCAACGCTATTGTAGTCCCTAAGCGTGAAAAACACGGCGGGATTAGGTGGCGCAATGTGTGAATACTGTCGAATCTTAAGGCCGGGAGTTTTAACCGACTCGGGGCGGAACTCAACGGGATTACCCGAGTAGGTAGTCAACTCAAGAATGCAGCAAGGAGCCGTAGCGAACTTCTTAAACTGGCGATACTCCTCCGGAACATATTGAAGTAGTTCGTCCCGGAAATTAGCGTCATTAAGAGAGTAGTCCTTGGTGATGTAAATGGAAGACTTGTTCATGATAGACCAAGTGCCGACATTCCCTCCATCCCCCACGGGAACAGGGCTTCCGGCATTCAGGTCAACAACTTCCTTGGGAATTAGTGTGATGGAACCAATTCCTTGTGCAACCCAAGGAAACTTGCTTAAACCCAACATTCCTTGCTTAAACTGGTCATAACTGCAAGCATAAATAATAACCCCATTAGGCAACCCCTCGGCATTACTGGGGAAAGCAACATTCACCTTAGGATTGCTTTCACTTCCATAACCCTGATTCTTGTCAAGGTTAACGGTGGAAGTAACAACAACAGAATAATCTTGCTCGTGCACCCTGGAAAGTGTCTTCCGGTACGTCCGAATAATTCGGTGCTCACCCCCGAGATCAAGGCCCTCGGGTTGAGTCAACCACTTCCGACCATAACTCTCGTTTGAGTCAACCGCGGCAACGCCCATATGTCCCCGCTCCCGAGGCGCCCGTCCTTCCCCGCTCAAGATAGGCGTACCCGAAACTAATGCGAGAATAGTATGTAGACCACACATCAAGTTGGAGAGTCAACTGTGTAGTGTTGGGTGCAACATAGTCAATCGACGTAATGAAATAGAAAAACGTGGTAGGGGTGTACCCCTCAAAACCGGGCATGTCCGCAGGCTTACCAGGATTCTCAACCATCACATAATTAAACTGATTCGCAACACTGAACGGCGTAGGAATACGAATAGGGCGCCCCTGCGCAAGATAAGTCATCTTAGACAACTCAACCTTGTTCCGCTTAGGCAAAGACCTCACATAATCCCTCGGCGTCCTGCCGTACGTACTCCAATCAATGATGTCACGGTACGTGTTATCAAAAGGGACATTAACCATAGAAAGCAAAGTCCCCGCAGACCATACAGAATAATCAAACGAAAGCCCTGCATTAGTCTCGGGGGGCATGTCATAAATCTGATTCGGCATACATCCTCCTAACAAGCAAGGCCCCAACCCTTTTGGTTGGGGCCTTGCTCTATTGTAGCACGGTCACTTCTTGACCTGAATACTAATCTCCTTATTCGCGGGCTTATTGCCGTTAAGCCCCTTGGTGTCAACATTCACGCCAAGAGTAAGGAACGCTTCGGGCTCGTCAGGTCCAATAGTAATAACACCGTCGTTGGAAACCTTAGTTCCCTTAGACTTAGCGTTCTTGAGGTACCAATCCGTTGCGTAGCCCTTATTGGCAGGCGCGGTCTTCCACTGAATCGCCGCCTGACGAACAGCGCCCGGGGGCATGATCGTAGACTGAGTGCCGTCAGGACGACTCACCGTGAGGTTCGCAATCTCAGCGTTGGTCTCAGCCTTAGGCGTCACCACAATCGTGTTCGGCTTAGTTCCGAATGCAATCGCCGGGGTAAACGGCGAAGCGCTCAGAATGGACCAGTGATGAAGCCAGTAGTTATCATACAGGCCCTCAGGGTTAGAAATATTCCGGTTCTCAAGGAGAATATCCTTGATAACGAAGAACTGCTTACTGGTGAGAATGGCTGAAGTGTCATCCATCCCCAGAACCTCAGACGGAACAGTGATGATATGAGACGGCGCCTCAGCGTCACTACGGTTGAAGGCCCCGGCCAGCGAAGTCACATCAACGTTCGCCTTGAACTCAGGTGTCGCAATAAGCACTAGGTCTTCGGGGCGGGCGAAAGAGTGAACACCAGCGGAGTTGAATGCGGGTGTCGGATACATCATCTTATTCGCCGCAACTCGAAGGGCCTTGAGCGCAGTGTCAACCTTGTCCTTGTTCACCTCAAACTGGTTGAGGTCAGCAATCTGCATCCTGAAGAAACTAAACGAATCATCGTAAGTCTTAAACAGGCGCGTCATGTACAAGAACTCCGACCATTCGTCTGAAGACGCTGCCACAGACATAATCTGAGAAATCATCTCAGACAATCCATTGTCCGAAAGGAAAGCCCTACGGAGAACGTCGCGGTTAAGCGTGATCTTAAACTTCTCCTTACGGTTAAGAGTGTGGAAAGCACTCTTGGCCGGAGGAGGGGCCTGGCCAAAGACGTCGCGCTCAAGATAGTCGCGCTGCTCCTCGTAAATGGTGGGCTTAATGAAATCAAGGTGAACCTCTTCAATGGTGTCACCAAAGTTCATCATTCCCTGCTTGAAAACAGCAAGCGGATTCTTCCAGGAAATATCCCGAACGATGGTAGAACCAATTCGGTTAATCAATGCTGACACAAACTCGTTTCGAGTAATGTTGTCAGACATGATTCCGGCAATAGTCTCCTGAATGTTGGCCTTAGTAGCCTCGGGAACCATATTCTGGTAATCGTAACGCGCATCGCTCCTGATGGCGTTAAGAATATCAATGTTAGTGGTGTCGTCACGCAACTGGGGCATAATCAGTTATCCTTAAACAAATCGGTAATTGACTTGGGGTTCCAACCGGAATCAGGAACCTTGCTATTCTCATTGTCGGACCTAGCAAACAGCCCCGACAAACCTGCCAATGTCTTGCCGGTATTCTTTGTGGCCTCCGTATCGATACCTAGTCCCTCAACTATAGCATTTCCAGCGTCCTTCGCAGCAGTGCCCGCCGTTCCAGCCGCCGCCTTACCCACGACACCCAGGTCCCTGCCCACCTTCTCGGCGACGTCCTTAGTGTTGTTCAGGGTCTCCTTAACATCGTCCAGTCGCATCTCCTTAGACTCGGGAACGTCGTCCCCCGCATAGGGGTTGTTGAGTTCCCTGTCTGTTGGCTCAAGGGCTTGACCTAGATTGGCTTCGAGTTCTGTCTGGAGTTTAGAAACCTTCTCACCGAAAACTTCAGTGAGTTTCTGCCACGCAGCCTTAGTGTCAGCAAAAGGATCTTTCTTCTCTTCCTCAGGAACAATGGGGTCACCCGGCTTATTGTTCCCTTTCTCCGAAGAAACCTCAACGCCGTCACCGTCAGTGTCCCCCGGGTCGTGAGCATGAGTGCCCTGGTGGTCCTTAGGGTCCTCCCCCATTGCGCGCCACTCTTCATCGGTACGCTGACCGCCATTCTGATTCTGTGCAGCCTCGGCAGCCTTCTTAGGATTAGCGAGGTCATCAGGATTCTTAGGCGTCACACCCTTATTAGCCTCGTGCCGCGCCTTCTGTTCGGCCTTAGCCTTCTCCATCCCCGCCGCTTCCTTAGCAGCCGCCTTTTCCTCCTTCTCCCGTTCCTTGCCAAGCCCCTCCTGGACGCGCGAATTGATGTCGCCCGCAATCTTATTGGGGTTCTTAACAACCTCCTTCACTGAAGGCTTAGACGCTTCCTTAGCCTTGGCTTCATTCTTTTTCTGTTGATACAGTTTCTCACCAAGAATTCGCCTATTGCGAGCATCCTGGGCCTTATCGGCCTCATCTCGCATGCGCACTCTCTGTGCGTAGTCATTTTCTTTCTTTGTCACAATTCCTCCTAAAAAGGTAGGCTAGGAACTTACGTTCCTAGCCTACCACATTACCCAACTATCTGAAAGTGATCCTGAGGGGCGCTACCCAACCGAGCAAGGCCCAGTTCATTAGGTTGCTTCCTCGCAGTCGGTCAGAACTCACTTATCAGACTTGGGAGCATTCTTGGCGAGGTACTCATTAATCGCCGCCTCAACAATCTCCGAAGAATCCTTGCGAAGAACCCAGTGCATCTCCTCAAGGTCGGCGACAACAGTCTTAGAGAGACGGAACTTAACAGTGGTGTGAGTAGAAACAGGACGTGCCATGATTACCAACCTTAATCAATCTTGAGTGTGAATGTTGTATCCTTGAGGACTGTTCCTCCAGGAACTCTTACGGGAATCAGTTTACCATTCCAAGAACCGCCGTGCAACATGTCATCTAATGTAAGTGTTGCTGCCACGTCCCGGGGCATCCCCGCAATGTGTACATCTAGTTTACCATCAATTTCCTCTGCATACTGCTTCGCGCGAATGTAGACCGATTTTGTGAAAGAACTCTCGTGTTTCCAGGCACCTAGTTCTACAGGATCGACCCACAGTGAGTCCGGGGGAGTGATGGGTCCAATCAAATGTAGTGAGTCAGTATCGGCGTACGCGAAGGTTTCATAGTTATCTTGTGCTGCGCTGATAGTTTTCTTTCGAGCGTACGCAGTAATGAAAACACCCATCGGCGTATAAACAGGGTCACGCGTCTCGGGTTCATTCATTACTAGTGAAACTCTATTATCTTTTAGTTCAGGGTGTTTTCCGGTAATGTCGGGGTTGGTTGCGAACTTTCCATACAGACTGTTTAGATGTAGTTTTGCAATTTGCCGTAATCCTCCTGTACTGTTTTTCTTAATTTCCATAAAATGGTCAACGTAATTGTCGAAGAATCCGTGCGAACCGCGAAACTCAAACGTTCCATTCCACGAATAAATCTTGAAATCATAATGTTTTTTCCATAATTCAATATCGATATTTGTTGCTACAACAGTTGTTGGTTCAGGAACTTCTTCAAGGTATTGTGTTGGATTAAAAGAAAGATTCTTTTTAATTTGGATACAGGGAATGTGGTTGGGTTTAAGTTTTGCTGTAAACGTAATCGAAGCAATATATAGTGGACGATCTGTTATAGGGGCGCCCTCCGAATAGATCGGATCACCGTAGGGGAGTAGGGCTGTTCGCATGACCGAGGGGTACAGAGAGTTGACGTCATACACGCTTCCAGCGCCATTCAGTTTCTTTGAGAATCTAGGGTCTGCATAAGTGAATCCGCCACGGTATGCTTTTCTGATTTCTGTATCGATCTCAGGTGAGAGAATTGGGAAACGACGAATAAAAAGTTTCCCCGTCATCTTCTTATAGGTTGCCAGCGAATCACTGCCCGCCGTCAACTTCGTCATCTTCTCTGCAAACTGAACCTCGAGTGCTTGAGCAACAATTGCAACGTCATTCCGTTGGTAGCGTTTCTCTTGCTCTGTAGGGATGTAACCTATTGGGCGGTGCTTTTCATAATCGATTTCTAGTTTCTGGTCATGTAGATTGAATGCTTTAGCGATTGCCGAAACGGACATAGGTAGTTTCTTAAATGAATCTCGAAACTCAACCCTATACCCTGTCTCGAAAACCACAGTAATTGAATAGTACTTCCCCATGCGGGAAATCAAGGAAGTAAATTCCTTCACTCCCGGTGAATCCTTGGTCCACCTATATCCATGCTTGAGCAGCCAATCCAGAATGAATGTGCCATCAAAAGCGAGGTTGTGGAAATAAATGTGGGCTGCCCGTTCAGAAATGTGAGACATAAACCCGTCAAGGCTAGTCCCGTCAACATAATTCTGTAGTTTACCTATCTGAATAATGCCCCATGACCAGACACGACAATCCTCCTCAACAGTAGTTGTCTCAAAATCAGCACAAAACGAAGGAACCTTCTTATGGCTACACCTAACGCCGGCCCTTACGGGCCTTGCGCTTATTGATTGGCGAACCACTGAAATCGTCCTCCGGTTTAATCTGAATTGAATGAATCTCCTTCAAGAGATTCTTAATGCCGCTGTTTGAGTCTTCGACGTCTTCGTAATATAAATCTTCGCCCGCTCTACGTTTCTCGAAATATCCTTCTTTCGCCGCCTCATACTGCAAAGACAACTGGTTGGCGAAATCTGAATTAATTGTCCACATTAGCCACAACACATCATCGGGAATGTCAGTAAGAATGTCATACAATTCAAGGTCACCAATAACATCAAGCATCGCCGCGATTTGTTTCTTAGCGTTAGTCAATTTCGCTTGCTTACCCTTAGCGGTTAAATCACGCAAAACCTGATTGGTTTTCTCGCGCATTGCCTCAGCCGACTCAAAATTAACAGATCGCTTATCGGGATTCATTCGCTCAAGGGCATAATGTGAGCCGCCAGCGAGATAAGTTTTCTTTGGACGAAAATCTCTAATCCAATCACCCACACTGGCATCTCCCAGTTGGGGAAGGTGTGTTCCCGAAACAGATTTCTCGTAAGCGTCTATATCTGCATTATAGCGTCGCACAGCATCACGATAACGACGAACGTCCTTAGCAGAGATGGGATTACCGTGACGGTCACTATAATACCAAACACTACTAGAATTATTAAACTCACTAAGGCGCTCAAGTTCTCTCGAAGCATTCTTCAACGTAACCTTTCCTACCGCAGACTTACCCAACGGATCAAACTTAGTCCCCCGAATATCAGCACCATCATCACTAGTAGCCATCCGATACATTTTCCTGATGGCCCTATCGCGCTCGACCTGAAGCATCTCGCGCGCCTTATCCAGGTCCGAGCGATGATGTTCCTTAGCGCTAGCCTTAGCCGACTTAGCCCAAGAACTACCCTGTTCCTCAGAAAGAGTGTCCGGCAAAGGATTAAAAGAAAGAGAACCAACAAACGACCTAATGTCACTCGCAGTATTCCGAACACTCTTAGCGCCACGCTTAAACGCCCTATAATGCTTACCCCAATGAGACCTAACCAAACCAATCACCCCCTGCCCCCTAAGGGGCAGGGGGCAACTAGAATCCTACAGGACCACTCAGGCCAGCGTCACCGTCGTGTACTCACGACCACGACCAGACTTCGCCGAACCAATCTCAACAGCCACCGGCTCCGGCCACGACTTAACGTCACCCAGAATATCCACAAGCCGCTGAATCTGAGCAACTACCGTCTGAGACGAAGTACCGAACGCGTTACCGTCCTTGTCAATCACAGTGATAGCCCGACGCGTCTCAACCTCACCAGTGTCCGTGTCAACAATGTCGTCCTCCGTGATAACAATGTCCTTGATTTCAATTGTCTTGCCCCGCAGTTCCTTAAAAGAAACAGCCGAGTTCTGAGCGGTAAAGAAAGCCTTCTTGCCAGCGAAGTCATCAGAGAGAGAAGAGTAAACAACAGCCATGATCGTTTCCTTTCGTGTATGGCTTGATTTCATTTCAGAGTTCTGGTATTACCCGTCCAGCCGGGAATCTAAAAGAGTGGAACTTCGATAGGTTGCGGTTCGTCTTCGGGAACAGCCCACCGTTTCTTGTCGGTAATCAGGGCGCACACAATGTTCTGAATATGTGTGTCTGGAGTAAAACTCATAACCCTATGTATTCCTTGGCGTTCATATCGTCCCACAATAGTGTTCGTATTTATCCACACTGTGACTTTGTTCTGTGATCTCATCACTGCGTATGTAAATACGTTGGCAAACTTAGTTGTGTAACGAATCACGTTGTGCGTACGGTATCTAAGTGAGTTGTCGTAAACTCGAATGTGAAACGACTTAGGAAACCTCACCACAAAATCATTGCAATTGTAGCAAACATCGCTATCCACAACAACCAACTCCCAACCCTAGGCGCCGCCTTCGCAGCAATCATACCCCCAGCGACACCGACAGCAACCCCGCCCGCACTAAGCCGCTTGCCATGAGTGCGCACGTCACCACAAGAACAAACTTCATCATTGCCAACAGAATTGTATCGTTCATTTTCCTGCCATCCCATTTCCTTGTCAATCCAGATGAGTTCGCCGTTAACGTTTTCCCACATTATCATCATCTCCTTCGTCTGCCATCATATCAAACACCTGAGTAAGTGTCGTGCCTTGTGAGAAATAATAAGTCTTCAATTCTGTTTCAATCCAGTGTCCACCATACTGTTCATCTGGAAGAATTGTAATCTCTTTCATGTTAGTTTTCCTCATTGTTGAAGAAATCAGTCATCATGATGACGATTGTTTCTATCTCATCAAGGCCGTTACGCGAAGTAAACTTCCTAGTATTTGAGCCGCGCTTAAGGATCCATGTTGTGACATCAACATTCACGCGATTAGCGTAAATTGCATTTTTCTCGCTGGTAGTAAATGCAAGATTTTTTCGAGGCGCTATTGCTTCAATAGCAATTTCTGAAAACAGTTCCTCATTCATCTCAGTTCCTTCCATTCCCGGCGGGCTAACCCCGCCCCGTTCATGTATTAATAATGCACCAACATTCTCCACCAGTCAACCTGAAAACATGTGAACCACAACACAACAACAAATGTCCTGACATAGGCAGCCCTATTGTACTGACAATAGGACTGCCTATTAATATACCCGATGCGCCCGCTATCACATTACGTTCACGTTGTCAAACATATTCATGTGATGTTACGCACATATTCACGAAAATGGGGGTG